CCTACAGGAATGAGGTAAGGACGCATGGTAATAGCCTTGAGTCTGGGGTTGAGTCCTTTGCCAGCTTGCAAGCCGTTAAGAACTTTCAGAATCATCCTGTCGTAGAGGTAAGATACAAGTCAACTTACGATGCGGAGGGTGTAGAAACAATCGGCCCGGAAACACAAAACTACAACAGAACAGTAGACAAAACATACTGGGACTGGCCTGTTGCACCAGATGCAGAAGCCGATCCATACCATGTTAGATATGAATAATGGCATTCATACCTATAGATAGGGTAGGTGAGGTAGGTATAGTTAAGGAATCATCTCCTTGGCAGCTACCCCCTAATGTCTGGAGTGATGGAAATAACATCAAGACAGATGAGGGTTCTATAAAGAAGACACCCGGCTATGCCGAGGTGATGAAGACTTGCCCTGTTGCACCTTACCATATTATACAGCTAACTCTTGGTGCGCCTGAGTTCTGGGTAGCTGCCGGGTTAGCAGCTATATATGCTTACGATAATACAAGTTCTTCTACTTTGTTGAATGGTGAAATCGCAAGTACGGATGGCACTGGCGATATTACCGTAGATAGCACGGTAGGTTTTGAAGACTCTGGTACTATAACAATAGGAACGGAGAACATAAGTTATACTGCTAAGACTACCACTACTTTCACAGGAACGATTGGCAGAGGAGCGGATAGCACTACTGGCGCACTCCATGCTGATGATGCTACTGTTACTAGAGCTACGAAATGGTATAATATCACACGCTCAAGTGGCGCATATTCATCTACAGCTGATGAGAACTGGACATCCACCATTATAGGTGGTGTCCTTGTCATGACTAACAACTTTGACAAACCACAGTATTGGGCTTTGTCTAACGGTGTTCCTCTTTCAGCTACCTTAATGCAAGATTTAACAAATTGGCCCAGCCTTACTTTGTTAGATGGGGCGATAACAGGTACAGGGGTTCCTAGTCCTGATGAAGTTGTTGTGGATTCTACAGAAGACTTCCCCACTTCTGGTACGTTTACCGTTGACAGTGAGGATATATCCTACACAGGTAAGGCAGCTGATAAATTTACAGGTATAGGTCGAGGAGAGAATGGAACAACCGCAGCCACTCATTTAAATAATGCTCCTGCATTTGTCAATGTATATGCTAAGTCTATGAGAGCATTCCGCTCTTTTCTGGTTGCTTTGAATATAAAACGTGGTGGTGTATCCTATCCTAGAGTTGTCAAGTGGAGTACAGAATCTGGTATACAAGGTGTCCCATCCTCATGGAATGAAACGAGCGCAATAGTTGATGCTGGCGAGTATGAATTGGCAGATTCCAAGGGTGATATTTTAGACGGGTTGCAGCTTAGGGATACCTTTATGATATATAAGGAAGATGCTACATACTCTATGAGTTTTGTAGGAACTCCCTTTATCTTCTCCTTCAGGCAGCTATCCCCTACGATTGGGGCGATAGCAAAGAACTGTGTAGCTGAGTTCGATGGCGGTCATGCTATTTTTGGTAAAGGTAACTTCTATATTAATGACGGTCAACGACTTAAACCTATACTTCCACAGAAACTAAAGGAGTATGTGTTTACCACGATTGATGGAGCGCAGATAAACAAATGCTTTGTAGCTGCTGATTATGGGCGAACCGAAATACTCTTTTGCTTCACAGCTGATGGCGCAGGTACTAGCCAGCCTAATAAAGCTATAGTTTGGAACTACATCACGAATACATTTTCTATCAGGGATCTACCTGACCTTGCCCACATTGGTTATGGCAACGTAGGCAATCCCACTACCTCTACAACTTGGGCAGCAACTACTACTTCATGGGCTGGCACTACTGGTCCTTGGACGATGAGTTATGATTTACAAGACAAGGTTCTACTCTTTGCCGACCCATCTAATACTAAATTATACAGAGACGGATCAGGCAATAGAGAAGATACTGTTGATATGGTATCTTATGTAGAGAGAACTGGCATAACATTAAACGAGCAAGGCCAGCCTGACCATACCACAGTTAAGCGTATTAGTTCTATATGGCCTAAGATGTCTATCAATGGCTCTGATGCTATAAACGTCTATCTCGGTACACAGATGTCTACTGAAGGTGGTATTTCATGGAATGCACCTGTAAGTTTCAACCCTGATAGTCAGACAAAAGTATCTGTCAGAGGCACTGGGAAGCTGTATGCGGTACGTTTTGAGTCTACTACAGATATGAACTGGGAATTAGATGGTTATTCAATAGAGGTGAACAACGTAGGTAAGCGTGGCTCAAGGAGTTATTAATGGCAACCTATGCTGATAGGGTAGAAAAGAGTGTTACTCATTATGAACCCGGTCCTTTACCAGAAGAGGTAGAAGATTTAGGTGGCTATGTTGTTAGTGAATTAAAACGCTTGGGTGATATCATACTCAACCAAGCTATCTTCAGGCTCGAACGCACACACGTTGAACCTTCTAAACCAAGAGTAGGTGATGTAAGGTATGCAGATGGAACTAATTGGAACCCGTCAGGCGGGGAAGGAATCTACTTCTACAATGGTACATCATGGGTAAAACTGTAACTCAAATTGAAGCAAAGAGTACACAAGCACCTTCCTGTAAGGTTGCTCTTGTCAACTCTGAAGATATTGAACTGGTATGGGATGAGGTTATACCTCTTGTGGAGAAGGCATTATCTCATGCAGAAGGCGAACTTATACCAAGTGATATAAGGAAGCATCTGGATACAGGTGATCTACGATTATGGGTAGCTTTGGAAGACAAAGATATTATAGCATCAATGGTAACTGAAATAATACAGTATCCAAGGAAGAAGATAGTCAGGGTTATCACTGTTGCAGGGAAAGATATGAGCATGTGGTATGAATTCCTACCCATGTTAGAAGGTTACGCAGTACGGAATGGATGCTCATCCCTTGAGGCGTGGACAAGAAAAGGTATGACAAGAAAACTAAAAGACTGGAAACATTCGTATGATATTATTACGAAAGATTTGAAACAGAGGATGCAATAATGGCGACAAATGGATTACTGAGTGCTGGCGGTGCTTTATTCCCATCAACAGCGAGAGGACCAGCAGGTCATCTTCCTGCCGGTGAGGGGATATTAGGTTACACTCCTATCACTCCTTCTAGTACAGTAAGCAGGGGTGCTGTTGATGTACCTATGGATCTTAGTATGTTTGAAGGATCAAATAAATATGCTAATTATGTCAGAGCATGGCCTGATTTACTCAATCATTATCTAAACATGATGCCTGAAGATAAGAGTTCAATGGCTGAGTGGGGGAAAAAACACTGGCAAGATATAGGTCAGCATGAAACTGATGACTCAATGGCAACGTGGAGATCAAGAGGTATGTGGGGTGATACGCCATTACCAAGGACTCATTTAGGTCCGGGCAGATTCCAAGCATCTAAGTATTTACCGGCTATGGATGCAGATTACGATCCAAGAGCAGGGGTAACAGAAACTACCTATAGTGCTGGTCTACCACAGCCAGACGTAGAAGGATATAAGTATGAGTATCCTGTTTATCAGTGGGGCGGTCATGAAGACCCGAACTATACTTATGCTGGTCATACAACAGCAGATATAGGGGAATACCCATATTACCCATATATGCCATATGGTGGTGAAGCAGCACGATCTAGGAATGATCGTATCTTAATCGGACAGCGACTGATTCCAGTGTAGGAGAATACTATGTCAGGTGGATCAAAAGTACAGACAACAAGAACAGAACCTTGGGAACAACAGAAGCCTTTTCTAGAGAGAGGCTTTGAGTATACTGAAGACCTTTACGGTTCAGGTAAACTAAATCCTGCTTACTATGGAGGTCAGACAGTTGCTGGTTTTACACCGGCTCAACAGGCTGCACAGGATGCTACACTAAGGTACGCTACTGATCCACAGACTGAGGCATTCATGGGTGCTGCTCAGGCTGGGCTAGGTGGTACACTAGGTTATGGTGCAGATGCAATGGGTTATGGCACAGCTGCTGCAAGACCTTTAAGCACTTCAGAATATGAAGGCTATACCCCTTTCGAACAAGGTCAGTATAGAGACTTATTAGCAGGAACAGTAGATACAGATACAGGTCCATTCAAAGATGTTGCAGATGTCTATGGTAGACAAGCAATGAGTCAGCTAACGGGGAATGTATTGCCGGGTATACGCACTGCAATGATGCAATCACAGGCAGGTGGTGGTACGAGAGGAGATATAGTACAAGCTAATGCTATAGCTTCTGCTAATCAACAGATGACAGACAACATAGCTAAGGCTCAGTTTGATGCCTATAATAGAGCGCAGGGTATGAGAATGCCAGCAGCGCAGATGGGTCTAGGCGCACAACAGCAGCGGATGGGTTATGGTATGCAGGGAGCAGGGGCTACACAAGGAGCGTTAGGGCAGTATACATCTATCCTTGGCGCACCATTAGCAATGACTGGGGCAGCAGGACAGGTCGGTGCACAGCAGCAGGCAATGGACCAGCAACTACTAGATGCTGATCGAGCTAAGTATGCTTATGACGCACAGAGAGCGCAGCTTGGATTACAGAACTACATGGCTGGTATCTCAGGTGAGTACGGTGGAACGAGTACAGCAACAGGACCGGGTGGACCTAACCCAATGCTTACCGCATTAGCAGGTGGTATTGGTATGGCAGCAGGTGGTCCGATAGGCGCTGCTGCTGGTCAAGGTTTAGCAAGTCTGTGGACTTAGGAGAATAGATTATGTGGGGTGATCCAACATTTGGTGGTGCATCAG